ATGCTGATTCAGTTTGTTTTGTGTAAAACGAAAGAATTTGGGATAGTCTAATATTATACATTGTTCTAACTAAGGGTTGAGAAAACTTTTTTTAATGCAAAGATTGGTTTTTGAATGACTTTTTTAATATCGTCTGCATTATTTAATCCTTCATTGTTTTCGAAAAATACTCTACTCAATTGACCGATTGCTTCTCTTACTACAGGATCACATATGTGAGATTCTATCCAGAATATACAAACTCTACGTTTACCTCTAGTAATTTGTTTAACAGAATGATATTCATTGGTTGGATACAGTAACAAAGTACCTGCTTTTAACTTGTGATTTACTTCAACACTTGATCCAAGATTAACGCTTAACTCACCACCATCATATTCTTCAGGTTCATTCAAAAAGATAGTACAACTCATGTCAGTTCTCACATAATTCTCCATATAATATGCATCAATGTGAGGTTCATAAAAGTGACCCTCATTATATTGAGTAAATGTAAAATTACTAGTTCTTTTTAATGATGTGAATTGTGTTAATTCACTATTGAGCATCATTTGATTTTTGANAATATCACCACATTTGTAATATGCTTCGTCATGTTGCATTACTAGATTATTCTTAACCATGGGATTTTCTTCATTCCCATATTTACCACTAAGAAATGTTGCTTCAGTATCGTAAATTAGATTAAGTTTTCTCAAATCATCGGATGTTAAAAAATCATTAATAATATAAAACATAATTACTCTCCCGTTCTTTCTTTCAAAACAATTTCAAATTTAGTATCAATATATTTAAGAACTATATCAACTTGATGCTTGATTGCATCCAAATCTCCAGATTTAACAGCTTCATCAAGTCTAGACATATCAATTCCAATATCTGTTGATTGCAATCCAAGAGTATGTGCAAATCTAAGCAACTTAGCTTTAAGCATAATAATACCTTCTGGATCCCATTGATCTTCTGTCTCTAAATATCCAACTTCTCCATTTGGATACAACTCATGATATTTGTTAGGAGGAATTGGAAACTTTGCATTAATATATTCACCATTCAACCACTCTTCGGTCTTTGTTATAGATCTAAGATTAGATCTATAAATTCTATATTCCTCCCGTTGTTCATCAGATAGATCATTATCGGGAAGTTGAGTCCAATCAGTTTCGGTTAAAAATTGGTTTTTCTTTGCACCAATATTATGTCGAACAAATGCAAACTGCGATTTTAGTCTTTGTTCAACTTCATGCTTTGTTTTTTGTAAGTAATTCAAATGACATATCTGATAGACAGACAAGAAATTTGATTTCAATGTTTCTAACTCTTCGTCAGTAAGATCTTCAACAATATATGCTTGCTGTCTGGATAACTTCAATCTCCAATCATAAACAGATCTCTTTTTTTCAAGCATATAAGTGCCATCATCATAATATGTAAAAATTTCAATAGTATCTTCATCATTCCACAGCGCACTACCAAGACTAGTCTTGCATTGTTCTAAGACTGTAGCAGGAATTGGGTGTGTCGTAGTTACTTTTTCTGAAGCAGAAAGAATAGTATTACTACTTCTCACAAATTGAATAACAGGTGTTTTATTGTCCATGAGTTTAAACTATTGAGCAGTTATTGGCATATTAATATACCAACCAGTTAAAATATATTTATTCTTAGTATAGGGAGGATTTCCTCTATGGACATGAGTAAATCCTGCTGGCCAAATTACAACTCTTCCAGTTTTCGGTCTAACCTTCCTTGATTGATAAAGAAATTCAGTTTCTCCTTCACCTTCTGGCAAATCATTCAAGTAAATTGACCAAACAAGAACTCTTTCCTGCATTCTTGGATTGGCGTTTTCACTATGCCATACATGATAACCTCCTTGAGGAGGAGTTCTTTGTAATTTTGCATCAGTTGACATCAATCCTTGCTGTTTCAAATTTCCATAATTTTCAATATAATCTAACAAACAAGCTTGTAAATATTGATTAAAAGTTCGCGCAAGTTTACCTTCATGATAATGCAAAAAGATTGCAAAATCCTTTCTTCCAATATTACGATCAGGAAACTGTTGAGATCCATCAGAATATTGTGAATCTGTGCTACTTAAATATCTGGCAGACACATCAGTATCAAGAGCATTATCAATCAATTTGACTGCTTCATCACAAACTACCTTTGGCACAAAATCATCCCACACACCAATAAAATCTTTGAATTGTCCATTCATCAACTCAACAGGTTTGATAGGAGGAATAGGATCATGTGATTTCATAGTAAAATCTCCAGTTTTATAAAGAAAAAATTATAAGTTTACATTATTGTCGGCAACGTATGCCTTAATGATATATTTAGTTCTAGTATAATCTCCTATTAAATTAATTCCCTCTCCAGATTGTAAGTATACTTTTAAAGATTCATCAAAGGCAATTCTTGATCTATTTGTCATCACAATATTTCCAATATTTGGGGTAACACCCATTTCATTTGAAACATCAATAACTTTTTCAAGTTTCTTTCCTATATTATAAGTAGTAGATAGATCAATTTCTTGAGTAAATGGTCCAGCTCCAGAATCACTAGTATTCCAATATCCCTCACCTGGATTTAAAGGAGTATCATCGTTAAGACCACCATAGTTACCAGCTTTATTATCATTTCCTAATCTTGCTACACCAGAAACAGGTCCAAAAGATAAATGATGTGAGTGAGAACGAAGTGAATCGTCATTTCTATCATATTCAATTATTGGTTGTGGATCATTTTCCAATGCAGCATTTCTGGCATCATTAGTAAAGCTTGTTCCATCAGGAGTACCTCCACTTTTTGCAGCAGCAAAAAAAGAAAATCCAGATGCTTCAGTTCCTAAAACATAATGAGTATGTGGAGGAACGCCAAATAAAAATGATTTACTGGTTCCTTCATTCTGATTATTTCCTATTTCAAATGAAACGTTTCCATTAAATGTAGCTTCTACAAAACTAGTAGTTTCATCCCAACCATCAGTTCTATATCTACCAACACTGAAAGTATCGTCTGCTCCATCATCTTGGAAAGTATCTGGTGCTGCATCACTTGTATTCAATAATCCAATTCGCAACACTCCATAAGCATCAAGAAGACCCGTGCCTGGATAGTCAGGATCACCGCCTGGTTCTTCAGGATCATCTGCATCGTTTGGTGTTGGTGGGTAACTAGAAGTAGGACTAGATCCAGGTGGTGGATTATCTGGTCCTACAGTAGGAGGAACAACAGTGACTACTACTGAGGTTGAATATGTTGTAGCTCCATCAAGACCTAATGCTGATAAAGTATATGTTCTATTATTATTTGGAGAAAACTGAACTGAACCTGGATTATCAGGTTCACCAGAAATATCAGTTAACGATAAAGTTCCTGTTGTATAGTCATCAGCTGTCCATTGTAAAGTAACTAAGTCTCCCCTTTCAATAGTAATACTTGTTCTTTCTGTTCCATTATCATTAATCTTAAGATCTAGATCAGCTGCTGGTTGAGTTGCAGTAACTGTAACTTGAACTTGATTAAAAGAAAGAGGATTATCAACTCGAAATACTTGGTAAACAAAAGTTGTTGTGCTATTAATAGTGATATTAGCACTACCACTTCTACCAACAACTCCAGTATATGGACCTAAGCTCCAATCAAAATATTCTAAATCAGCAACATCAAATCCAGGAGTATTCCATGTTAAAGTTACTGCATCTCCTACTGTAACACTAGTAGAACTCGCCGTAAGAGTAATAGTTGGTAGAGGTGGTGTTGGTTGTACATCTGGACCCTCAAGTAAGAAAGCTCCAGCACCTGGGTTCGATGTAAAAGATCCACCGTTGGCAGTATTTCTGTACGTTAAACGAATTTTAAATTGTTCGTTCCTACTAAAAAATTTACTACAACTGTTTACATTGTTTAATGCTGCATTAAAACCACTTGCGTTACATGATGCCAGAACGCTATTATTATCATAATCAAGAAATTCTGCGCTACCAGCATTGTCAGCTGCAGCTTTTAATGTATAAGTCCCCGAAAATGGAGCCGTAATTATCTTAATATATGTCGATGTTTCAGTAGGCGCTGGATCTGCAGAAGTATTAAAAGAAGTTCGTGCGTAGGCAGTCATAAATGCACCCCATGCACCATTATCCCAATTTACACTACTACTTTCTACTGTAGCAGTTACTGGTGATACACCACCATTTCGACTATCCCACCATGTCTGAATTCCCATTAGTAATTACCCCGTATAATATGAACTTTTAAATTCATTACCGTCACCAATAGCACCTGTAAATGACAGTGCTGCTCTAAATTGAATAGTGCCACCAGTCCCTTTCATGAACTCAGGAATATCAACTGTAATTGTATTCCATGTTGCATATTTAATATCCCAATCATCAAATGTTAACCCAGTATTATTTGCAGAAGGAATAAGAATAACATCTTGCGAATTTGTATTTCTCGTAAATCTAACAACTAAATCATCTCCAGGAACACCAGAAGTATTTGGTCTTTCTCCACCATTAACATCATTACCAGCAATTACAGTAAAAAATATTTTATCATAATTTGTTAGATCTACATTGCTTATAGTTAAGGTTCTTACAGTATTAGTAGGGAGATTAGTCGTGGATGTAAGAGAATAATATTGATCATTTGGTACAATTTCGGCAAATAAAGGTTTTGCAAATCCATTAACTTCTCTTGTTCCATCGCCAAATCCTGTTATTCGTGAGTTATTTGTACTCACAGAACCAAAATTATTAAATTCAGATGCATAATACCATACTCGTTCTCCAACTGGTCTACCTTCCCCAGTGACTGGATTAATGCTTACTTCAGAATCCGCTGGAGCAAATCTTGTGACATTAGCAAGATAAGCGCCACCAACAGATCCTGGATCTAAAGATCCTCCTGTGCCTTCAGTGCCAGTTGGACCATATTGAGGAGAAAGTGAAGGACTAGATCCATTGTTACCATCAACTTTCCCCGTTCCCATTAATTTTACACCACGATAATCTGGTAGCTTGAAGGTAGTACCCGATCCTCCATATGTATTTCCGATTATCCTATAAAGTTCAGACCATTTTCCATTACTTCCATTTAAACTCCTACCATCACATTCAACCCATCCTGGATACAAGGTATCAATATTCCAATCATCAGTTCCAGAATTCCAATTTCCAGGTCTAGCAACTTGCATGATAGTTCCAATCGCTGGACCACCTGTTCTGGTACGAATTTTATTATAAGCAACAGACATTAGAATTTAATCAACCATTCAACTAACATGTATTTATGTTGTATATCATCAAACTTAATCGTTTTTTCATTGTTAAGAGTAACTGTCGTAGTTAGAAAAGCAGAAGTTAGTTCTGCTTGTGACAAAACAAGTTCTGTGTCTCTATCAAGTGCTGTAGCTTTAAAAAAATGATTATGAGATGTTCCAGATTCTGATCCAGCAGATGTTGATAGAGCTTGTGAAAAGGAACCTTGTGCATCTTCAACAACTTGACCACTACTGGGCGTTCCAGTAACTGTAGTAATAATATTATCAGTATTTGCTACGCCTCCTCGCATAACCGTCGCTTCAGAAAAATGTGCATGTGGGAGAAATCCAGCAGATTGGACTGAAGATGATGGTGCTGTTGGAATTAATGTTGAAACAAAATTCATTGCAGACGGAAGAAAGACTGGTGAATTTCCAAGTAGAAAATTTCCTGTGTAAAAGACATCAATGTTTTCTCCTTGATTTAAAATAATTTCTCCAGGAACACCACATGTAGGTACTTGAGTTCCAGTAGTAGTAGTTGCATACAAATTATTATATCCACCAGAAACATTGGATGCATTAATATATTTTGCTCCAAGATCTGGAACTTGAAATTGTCCAAATGTCAAATCTTCTGTTGGTTCTTCCAGTTCAACATTAAATTTCTTAAATTTAGAAGTAGATCCCATTCCAAGAATATTTGCAAGAACTGGATAATCTCTTCCTCTATATTTTGAACCATCACAACGCAAAAATCCTGAAGGAACAAAGTCTTTCCAATCTGCACCATTAGGACTGTTTCCACTTAAAAACCTAGGAAATGGAACTACACATCCAGTAAATAATCCGTATTTTCCTCTTTCTACTGAATAAATTGTTGTCATTTAGTATGCCCTGATTATATACATTAGATTTGCCGAAACACCATCAGTTGCATCAAAAACAATATTTGCAACTTCCGTGAAAGCACTATTCACAGGTTGAACATCACCAACTGTCACATTATTAATAAAAATTGTACTAGGAGCTTTCATAGATCCTATATTAATATCATACGTAACTGTTGGATGAGTATGTGCAAAACCATCCCAAGTATCGTTGTTGTTATTTAGACATACTGGATATCCAAACATACCAGTATTATTTCCTGCTAAATCAGTGAATCCAATTCTAGTCATAATTCTATCTCTACAATTTGAATTGAATGTATCAATTACATTTCTTGCTGGAAAATTAAAATCAGGTGAATCAGGAAAATTAGAGGGCAAATTCCAAGAATCCCCTGCATCAGATCCTTCAAGATGTCCCTGTGCAAAAATATTTTTGTCATAACTACTACCACGCCTTATTATATTAGTCCCCCAGTGAACATCATTACCATAATTAACTTGATTATTGCTGTTGTTAATATTAATATTTGATATTCTTCCAGCACTATTACCACCAGTATTACCAGTAACAACAGCATATGAACACCCAGATACATCTGGACCATATCCATAGTTACCATTTGATTCACATGGATAATTTTTCAAATCTTCAGTCTGAGAATAAGTTACTCCTTCTTCTGGTGCGCCATCTATTCGTAATCCAAAAAGTGAAGGATCTCTTTTTACAGATGGATATGTACCACCATGAGTATGCGTGCCAAAATGATGATCTCCCAATAATCTTGGAACAAAAGAAATAGTTCCAGAAAAAGATGGTTCATTTAATGTAATATCTTCAACAATACAAGATAATCTAGTTTCTTCTACTGGAAGAATTTCAACTCTTAGATCAAATGTAGATTCTGTATTTACAGCTCTCCAATCTTCATTAACATTTGTGTTTGGAACTCCGCTATCAAAACCTAAGTATTGTGTATATTCAGATGGAGCGGAATCTCCAGGTTGATTCTGCATCGTGGTTCCAGGTTGAAGATCTGCAGTTGCTCCTTGCAATTTAGGAACTTTAAAATTAGGGGAATCCCCGCCATATGTATTTCCTATTACTGCATACAACTGATCATATCCTCTCTGAGTTCCACCAGAACCATCAGATCCATTATATAATCTACCATCACAAGCTAACCATCCCTTTGGAATATTTGCAACTCCACCAGCAAATGCAATAATTGTTCCTATTGCACAACCCTCGT